TTGCGTATATTTCGGAGATGGTTAACTTCGATTTGTAAAGCTCCTCCTTTGCGTAGATTATTTTCTTTTTTTTATCTATGGCAATTTTTACTAAAGTTGTCGGATCGGTGTGTCCGTAATCCTGTCCAAAGATAACCTGTAACCCGTCGGGGTTAAATTCGCCAAACCGCCAGTTTGTATAAACGACTCCCTCAGCTTTTGAGAGCCAAGAGCCTAAAACGACGTGATTGTATTTTATCGGATTGCTGACCTTCATGTCCTCGAAATAGTCTAGTATCTCGTCGGGTACAAACTCAAGACAATCGAGGTAAGAGGTATGTATATAACAGACGTTATCTTTGACTCCGTTAAATCCCTCTTGAACGCCTCTACTCTCGTAGTACTTCATATAGATAAAATGCTCCTTACTCGTAGGGTTTAAGATTAAGACCTTTATATTCCTATTTGGATTGCTTGCGTCGTTACCTCTAATCGATAGCACTATCTTGTCGTAGATTGCCTCGTCTTGCATCTCCTCCGCCTCGTCTAATATGAGCATCGAGAAATCTTTTAACCCCTTGAGGTTTGCTGTTTGGACTCCAGAGCCTGCCTTTAATCCTTTAAAGACTATCTTGCTCTTATTAAATTTTGATACGATCCTATTTTGCTGCGACTCGAAAGAGTCCTCTAGATTCATGAGTTCGATTTTCTCCTCTACCTCAGCAAATATAGAATCTTTTAGAGAGGCGTTTGTATACCTGCTGTAGAGTATTCGATGCCCATACTTCGTGCAACTATTTAAAGCGCTTAGAGACGTCGCAAATGATTTCTGAGAGAATCTGCCGCCCGTTATGATAAAGGTATCCACGCCGTCGGGAATATTAAACAAGGGCGCAAATTTTTCGCTGAGGTTTATGTTACTCATTCTCTGGTGTTACGTCAATAGCTGAGGTAAAAGAAATTGTCGGAATGTTTACGCTGCCACCGTCGGAGGTTATATCCACGCTCTGCATTGGTTTGCCTACGGTATACTCTAGGTAGAGCTTTGCGCTCTGAACGTCTCCAGACATCGCGCTTGCCTCTAACGTTTGAAAGACGGCTATAAAGTTCTCTTGTGAGGTTGCCTCTGTTATTAATTGCTTGAATGGGTTTTTACGGCGATCTATACCTTTGGCTTTTGTAGACCAACCGCCGTTACCTTTTGATAATTTATTCATATCTAATAGGTACTAACTATTAGTATTAGTACTATTATATAAACGAATTATAATATATATTGTTTCTTATATAAAAAAACCCCACCAATTAAGGCAGGGCAAACTAAAACAAAATTAAACAAAACTAAAAATTAAGAGGTTACGTCTACGAGTCCGTCTCTGTAGTGGTCTACAATTACGCCCGTTTGTAATGTGATTGTCTTATAAGGTACTATTGAATTTTTTACGAGTAGTCTATGTATTAATTTTCTCATGGTTTAAATATCTAGGGTTAATGTTACTATAAATAAATACAGCTTTATTGTTGTGTAATTATACTCTTTGGTTTCTGCCATATACTCCCAACCAACTAGGAAACGATCGTGTGGGTAATGGAAAGCTATTTGTAGAGTCCAGTTCATTATATAATTTTTTTAGCGGCTTGAAAGCCTGCGCTCCATTCGTATTGAGAATGATCGCCTATAATTGTGATTATCTTATCTCTTTGCTCGTGAGTTAAATCTAGGTCTTTGTCGAAGAGTCTGTCTAGTGTATCTTTTAAATTCATAGTTTTGTTATTGTGGGGAGTTGTTAGCTCCCCTTTAGTTTTATATCTCTTTTATCATGTAAGGCGTTCCAGTTAATTTGTTAAAAAGAATATAGTCGCTTATGTATCTGTTGCGTCTGTCCTCTCTAACAATAGCAGTGTGTAAGCCTAACTTTCTGCTAATAATTTTTACCTCTACATTTTTTAAATTTCTGTCTGATATTTTGATGTAAGCCATAGTGTTTGTTTTTGTTTTTGTAAATATACAAACAATTATTTGTTACCACCAAACAAAAAACAACATTTTTTATAACTACCTAGTTCTCAGAGTTTAAAACCTCAAAAATTAATTGACAAGTTTCGTATTCCTCGATGTATTCAAAGTATAGCAGCGCATCTCTGGAGAGTATTATCTCGTCCTCTTCGGATTGTGGCTCAAATAAATACTTATCGTAGTCGTTATAAATAAACGTGCAAACGTATTGTATCGACTCGTCTAGTAAATACTCTACCATAGACCTATAGAATAAATCGTGCGCATCTGTATACTCTTGTTTAGTAGCCTCCTCGAAAAAATCGTGGGGGTTTTCAAATATTACGGGTATCGTCATTTAAAAAAGATGTGTATATACGCAGTCATGCACAAAGCTGTAGTCCTCGTTTAAAGCCTCTAGCTGCTCCTCTGTCATTTCTACGCCGTCGTAGTCTGCCGAGACTATAAAAGCGTCGCAAAAGTCTGGATAGTCGTTTGTATCTATTCCGTCTACTTCGATGTTATCTATTAGGTCGTAATTCATAATTCTGTGGTTTCTGCCTCGTCTACGTCTTTGATTTCGTTTGAAGATAATGCGGTTACTATTGCCTCTTGGTTGTGTGCTATATCTTTAACAAGGGAGTGTAAATTGTTTAGCCTTGTCTCTAACTCGGATACCCGTTTCCTCAAAACTTGCTTGTTTAGCGGTTTGCTTTGTTTCTCTAATTTTGGAATTTGCTTGCTCATAACTTTGTTGCTTTTTTAGTGTAGCGCGTTCCATTTTTATAAAGGCGCTCATTTGGTTATTAATAAAAAATTGAATTCTCTCTTCTGGTATTCCCTCGAAATACTTATCAAAGTCGGGGAGGTTTTCTTTTAGCTTTTTAATCTTTAATGCTAGTTTTATATTGGCGTCTATTAAATCCTGCCTCTGTTTTATTACCTCGTCAATCGAGCCGACCTCTGCGATAATATCCTCTGCGGACGGAGTAGGTTTTAATATACTAACTAAAATATTATAGTGCTTTTTAAAGTCCTCGTCAAATTTGTAATGCACATTAAATTTTTTAAGCGAGTGTATTACTGTAGCGTGATTGTGTTTCGTTGACGCTCCTATCTCAGAAAGTGACTTTTTAGTTAACTCTTTAGCAAAGTGATAATATAGGCACCTAGCCATAACATACTCCCTTTGTCGTGTATCCTTGTTTATACTTAGCCTTGTTACTCTTTGTACTGCGTCTCTAATTGTTTTTAACATAGTTGTTCTTTAAATTGTTTAAACTCCTCTAGGCTACGGATAACTACGTATGTGAATCCTTGAGACTCTAGTAGTTTTTGCCATTCTATTTGTTCTTTGCTTTGCTTTCCTTTAGCGTTTTTTAGCTCAATCATAATAGCAGAGCCATTGTAATAGTAAACCATATCGGAGCGCCCTTTGATTAATCCGAGCGCTTTGTTTCTATTGCCGTCTATTTTATTAGCCGAGTTGTTTAGGTTATAGCAAAGTAAACCTCGCTCTGTGGGGTAGTTGTTCCAATGCCACTGGAAAATCTGTGTCTGTATTTTAACCTCGCTCAACATCTGGCTCAAAGATAAAGTAAAAATCGTCTAGGTTTACAGATAGAAATTTCTGCATGGTTGCCATAGTTAAAAACGTAACGTCGTAAACGTTATCGGTTGCCTCTAGGTCTTTAATAATGCGATGCGCTGTAAATGGATACTCCTCGTTTAATAAAGATAGCTTATCCTTTAAATCTGGTCTCAATGTTTGTAGTAAGTTTTTCATTTTGTTTTAGTTTTAAAAATGTGTACAAATATATTTAACTTGTATAGGCGTTAAATCAAACCACTCTCCTCGTACTCTATATTCAGAATATAATTTATGCAATTTTTTTTCTATGTTTTTATTCCAAACCTTAACCATTTTTATATTAGGCTCTTGAGATTGCAGTGTTTTTTCCCTATGTTTTGGGTTTTTTGAATAACCAATTTTGTAAAGTTTTGTATGATTGTTTTTCATTAAATATGTTTTAATTTTTTCTTGTTTGTTTGGGTTTTCAAAATCTTTTAGTAATAAAAAATAAGTGCTAATTTCAATTTTTAAATTATCGACCAACTCTTTTGCTTTTTCTATTTTGGTTTCTATTGGTATAACAGAATTTATTATATCACTTCTTTCGTTACAAAGTGAATCAAGTTCTTTATTTAATTGTATTATTTTAATTTCATTTCTTACGATTTTTTTTTGGTAATATATGGTATTTTTTTGGTTGTATTCTATTTGCATTTTATTTTTTATTTAGTTTTTTCAAAGATATATAAACTTATAACTTATAAACAACTTTTTTAACTAAAAACTTTAAATCTTTTTTTATTTACATACTCGAAAGACTTTTTATATCCTACCGCCTCAAGAAAATCTCTAGCGTCTAGCCTGCAAGTTTTACGATGCAATACCCACGCCGCCGTTATGTATTTGTCATGTACCGCCTGCGCAAGCTCTGAGTTTGACATCTCGCTGTAATTTTTAATTACCTCGTTTCTTATTAGCTCAAGCCTAGCAATTTCTGCCGCCTTTTTATTTATAAATTTATGCTCGCAATAAGGGCAGACTTTTGTAGAGGCTAATAGTATAGCTTTACATTTAGGGCAATCCTTTACGGGCGCAGGCTGTTCTCTTGTAAGTTTCTTTTTTAGGCTCCAGTCTCTAGGATTTTCCCAATGCCCTAGCCGTTTGATATTATTGCCAAAGTCTAGGATATTAAAAGAGTTTAGGTTTGCTGTAGTCCTCGAGCCTCGTCCGCACATTTGCAGAAATAAAGGCAGCGAGGTTGTAGCTCTGTATAGTATTATAGTTTCGATGTCTGGTTGGTCAAACCCTGCGTTTAATATACCGCAGTTACATATAATAGCTTTCGGGGTTTTATCGTACCAATCTAGTATAGCCTCTCGCTCATTTCTAGGGGTGTTTCCGTCGATATGTTTTGCCTCGTAACCTCTTGCATTAAATTGAGCGCAAACGACCTTAGAGCTGTTTACATTCGATGCAAATAGTAAAGTCTTTGTATTCTCTGTTAACCGTACCCAATTATCTACAACACCTATATATGTTTTATTATCCTCGTAATAGCTTGCGGTATCAAAATCCGCTCCTGTGCGCTTTAGTCCTTTAGTATCTATTGGCACGCCGTAGCTATTGGCAGAGGATAGGAAACCCATTTTAATTAATTCGGGTGTATCTATTCGTTGCACTATGGCGGTGTAAAACTCGTCAAGAGATGCGGCAGCCTTACCCTTGCGCTCTGGTGTAGCCGTCGCACCTATTACGTAGGCAAGGGGATTAATATACTCTAGTAGTTTAGTAAAGATATTAAGATGCGCCTCGTCGATTACTACTAAACTCTTTGACGCTAGGAAATGGGTATAAGTCTCTTTGCGTCTGTCTATTGTTTCGACCATTCCAACGTGGAGCTTTGCTTGTAGGTCTGGCTTTGAGCCGCTCGTTATATATACGGGAGTTAGTCCGAATTTCTCGAATGAGCTACCCGCTTGTTTTAGTAGCTCGCTCCTATGAGTTAATACTAAGACGTTACCTCCACGCTTTAAATGCTCACTAATTAGGTAGGTAAACATTATCGTCTTGCCTGCGCCCGTAGGAGCGCAGAGTATAGTCCTGCGGTTTCTTTTAAATGAGTTGCGCAAGGATTGAATAATCTCGTTTTGGTATGGTCTTAATTTAATCATTGCAAAATATGCTTATTATTAATAACCCCTTTTGATAATTGTTTTAAATTGTTTGCTGCGGTTGTCTTGCCACGCAATAAGTCCGCCAAGTCTTGAGATTTCTTTTTTAACGCTTGCAATTCTCTGCTCCCCGTTTGAGCTTTCTCGTATTGCTTTATGACCTTTTTTAATTCTTTTTTGGATAGCCTCAAGCTCTGCTCTAATTCCGTCGTTTCGTTTTTGAGTTTCTCGTATTGCTTTGCGAGTTCTCTCGATTTCAATAGTCGGCTGTTGTAGCTCGTCGATAGCTCTTTCTGTAGCTGCAAACTTTGCTGTAATATCTCCGCTATCATTCATTTAGTGTATAGGTTATATTACACTTACAGTAATTCGGCTCTACAGATTGCAGCTTTTGGATATACAAAGCGGCGTCCATTAACTCCTCTTTTAAGTGTTGTAAAAAATCGTCTTTGTTGTTATCCTCCAGAGTAGTATTATATTTCTTTATCCCTGCCTCCGAGCGAGCGTCAAACTCTGCTTTTAAATCCTCTAGTATTTTGTCTTTCATATATATAAAAAATAAAGGGGAGCGCTAACTCCCCGAATTATTAAAACGGCAAATCGTCTGCCTCCTCTTGAGCTACCTCTGAAGCTGTCTCCCCTGCCTCTGCCTTGAATATCTTCCAAGACTGCAAGCTAGTATAATACTTTCCTTTATACTCGTTTGTTTGTACGTTAAAGCTAACGTCTACCTCTTGCCCGACTTTATTGTATTTC